GAGCTTCAGCCTCCAGCCGGGCGCGTTCAGCATCCAGCCCTTCGGTGACCGTCTGGCCCCCGAGAACGCGGTCGAACACGCGCCAGCCGGACACGCGGTCGCGACGGGGCGCGGCAGCCGGAGCAGGGGCCACGCGAGGGCCTCCCGACTGGATCAGGCCCATGACGTTCGGGTCGAGGAGGCCGTAGCGTTGCGGCTGGCCGGGACGGTCAAGCAAACCCATCAGGAACCGCCTCCATAGGAGAAGCCAAACCCGAGACCGCTCCGGCTGGCATTGCCGGACTGCGTTCCGCTCGTCGTCGTCGTGCCCTCCTGCCCGTAAGCGCCGCCGAGAAGCTGGGCGAGGAGCTGCTGCACGTTCAGGCCATAGGCGTTCTGGTTCTGGCCTTCGGACATCGCCGCTTGTAGGGCTTGGCCGTAGTTGGCGCTATTCAGGCCCGCGAGGGTCGAGGCGGCGGTGCGGTCTTGCTGGCCAGCGAGTTCAGCCTCAAGCACACCCCGGCGCTTGTCACCGAAGGCCCCCGCCTTGCCAATGTCACTGTTCATCTGATTGCGCTGAACCTGACGATCCTGGTTCAGTTGGCCCATCGTCGCGTTGACCACGTCCTGTTGATACGGATTGGAAAACCGGGCGATGTCCTCCGACGCAACCGGATCGTAGCGCATCTCGCCAAGCCGGCTGATCTGGTTGTCGAACATACCGCGCGCACGATCCGACAGGGCGGTGTTCGAGGTCTGGTTCATCGTCTGGTTGGTCGATTCACGCGACCGCGTACCGCTGAGGGACATACTTAGGTTCTCCTGAATACGCGCCAGCCGGGGGCGTAGCCGTAGCGTTGAAGGGCGCGAGACCAGCCGGGGCGGTCCATTGCGTAGCCGAGGAACAGATCGCAGCCCTGAGCCTCACCCCATGCGCGGGCCTGCGGCTCAATCGTCTGCATCAGGTCGATAAGGTCGCCTCCGGCAAGCCAGAAGCAAAGCGCCTTGCGGCGGGGATACTCGATCACTTCGGTGATGCAGGCCGACCGCTCACCGGGCCAGAACTGGTAGTCACCGCGCAACAGGCCCTCGATCACGTCATCCATCGTGTGAGTGCCGTCGCCTTCGGCTAGGGCCGCTTCAATCCATCCCTTGCAGCGGGGCCAGTCAGCTTTTGAGGCCAAGCGCCTTCGCCAGATCTTCTTGCTTGTAGGAGCGGTCAGGGAACAGGATCAGGTCTGTCCCGTCCGTGGCCACAGACATGACCGTAGGGGCCTCCGGGTCGCCATAGCTGACGACGGCCCGCTTTCCCTCGACTTGCGCCTCCACGCCGTCCGGAAGGGCATCCAGAGCGATCCTCACAGCGCCACCGCCGACAATGCGCCCGCGTTGCTCACCTCAACCGACCAGCGCGAGCCGTTCGGGGACGACAGGATCAGCTTTTCAGAGCCGGCGACCTCGACATCCTGCTGCTTCTTTCGGTTCTGGGTGTCGCGTTGGTCCAGCGTCTTGCGGAAGCGGTCCTGATCGTCTTTCGAGTAGGCCCCTGGTGCGCGCGGAAGGCTCATCGTCCGCTCCCTCTCTTCACGTCAAACCGGGGCTTGCCGAGCCGGAAATCCACGTCCGCGTCGCCCGTGTAGGTCACCGAGACCATGCGACCGGAAAAGCGCAGATCGGTCTTCGTCGCCGCATCCACAGCCGCAACCGAGACCGGCGTGTCCAGCGGGTAGTCACGCACCGAGAACGACGCCGCGACGCTGCCCAGCGTGTTCTCATCGGGGATGTAGGCGTGAACCTCCATCGTCGTGTCACCCTCGCCGATCTCCACCGGACCCGAGGTCGCGAAGGGCTGGCGAGCGTCTTTCAGGTTCCCGGTTTCGTGGGAGTAGACATAGCCGTCATCGCCTACGAGTTGGGGGAATTGCAGGACTTCCCGATCAACGCCGCAGAGGCGGGCAAGGGCGCCGATGCCCCAATGGTTTTCGTGGTAGTTGTAGAACACATAGCGGTCGCACTCTTCGGAGTCCGCCGAGGGGTAGTGCCACCAGACTTCGCCCCAGAGCGAGTTGTGCCACGCCGAAACCTTCGACACTTGAACCGTGTTGATGTCGGAGAAGACATAATCCGACACCTCGCAGGGGAGGTCGTCAACGTAGCCGTTGTAGGTCCAGAAGCCGTTGGTGCCCATCCAATAGGCTTTGTCGTCAACGGTCGCGACGCAGTTCTTGGAGATGACCCCGCAGCCCGTGGCGAGCTGGTCGAACGAATAGACGAAGGGCAGGCCCTCGTACTTCATGAAGTACACGTCAACGTCGGTGAAGATCAGGTTCCCACCGCGCACCCGGTGGCCGCTCTGGAGCGAGCCGTTCGTCTGAAGCCGCTTGCCCCCCGCAAGGTTGGTCGCGGAAGGCGTCCAGTCGGTGTTGTCCTCCGCATCGCACCAATCGACCGCGCGGGGATCTTCATCCGACCCCAGCGCAACCATGATGCGCTCAGCGGTGACGAAGATCGACTCCGCAGTCGGAGCGCCGGAGATGGGCGCGGCGAGGCTAGCCGTGTTGAGTTGCCATTCGTAGATGGTCGAGCCTGCGGTGCCGACCAGATACTCGCCCCAGGTATCCAGCGCCCACACCGTCGCCGGGATGATGTTGGTCGAGCCGAGGCGCGGCGTTCCGTAAAGCCCGCGCCCGTAAAGGCCTTCACCATAGCCGCCGCCATAGACCGCATCCGCAAGTCCGACCGTGTAGCCGACCGGCGTGATGTCGTTGACCGAACCCGAGCGCGACACGGCGTAGAGCTTGGAGTGGGTGCCTACGCCCGTCCATGCCGCGTTGGAGTTGCTGACCCAAGTGATAGCGCAGCGGGCCTTGCCGGACAGGGCCGACGACGAACGCGCGACCCAGCCGCCAACCGGGCGAGCGGTGCCCTCATGCCAGCGCCACAGGTCGGCGTCGTAGAAGCGCCCCGAGGACTGGTACCGTGTGCCATTTCTGTAAACCCCCGGAGGGATGTCCAGCGTGATAAGGCCCATCAGGCGAAGCCAGAGACGCTGATTTCAGTGGGGTTGCCGACCGCATTTCCCCAATACACGACGACCGATCCGGTTGTTTTAGCGCCGTAGGAAAAGTCCGCTGTGTCAGCACCGGGAGCGCCGGTTGTGGTTCCGTGAACCGCATACGTCGCGTTCGGGAGCGCGTTAGTAAAGGTGATCGTGCAAGCAGTAAGCGCACCAGCCACCGTCAAGGTCGAGAGACTGGCCACGTTCACGCCGTTGGTGAAGGTGGGCTGAGATCCGTTCACATTGGTATTCGTGATGACGCAGCCGAAAGCACGGCCATAACCCGCTTGGAACGTCCCCGCGCCGGTCAGCACCTTGTATTGGTCGCCAGCCGAGGCAGCCGGGACCATGCCCTTCGTGCCACCCGTCGATTGCGTAGCGCCAGCCACCGCGTTGAGCATCGCCGTCGCCTCGGTGGCCGTCAGACGCTCAGCCTCGCCCGACGTGCCCTCGTTGCGCCCCATGATCGTATTGGCGGGCATCGTGTTGAGCATCGACAGGTCAGCAGCGATCTGGCCCAGCGAGACGTTGAGTTCAGTGCCCCATGTGTCTTCGTCAGCGCCAACCGTGGGGGTTGCGCCCGTGTAGGTGATAGCGGTCATGGAGTCGGCCCGGATTGCACACGCAGAACGCCGCCGATCTGGCGTCTGATCTCGCGCTGATTGATGCTGTTGATTGCGTCGATGAAGAACGACCGCCACACCGGGATGCGCTCATCATCACGCAGGAACGGCGCGGCCTGAAGCAATGCGCCGTACAGGTACACGTCGGGATGCTCACGCAGGAGCCAGTTACAGGCCACCGAGTCCGACAGCGGGCAAAACGACTTCTTGAGCCGCACCGTCACCGTCCCGGTCGGGGCCAGCATCAGGACGTTGCCGTCAATCGTCCAGAAGCCAGGATCGGTCGTCACGACCTCGCCCATCCGGTCGGGCGACAGGTAGGTCAGCGGGTTGCCGGAGTAGGCCACCGAGGCGACCTCGTCGGCGTTGCACGGCAGAACCCAGCCCGACTCGTCAATCTCCACGTCGGCGTAGTTATCGACGTGGCCGATGGACGTGATTTCGCGCCGCATCACCGCTTCCGCCAGCGTGACGAAGTCGGGAATGGACGAAGTCAGGTTCGTTTTGTTGAGCGTCGAGGCGATGGACGCCTTCAGCGCCGTGTAGGTGTCGAGGCTCATCGCATCACCCCGTTTGTCACGCCGAGACGGCCCGGAGCCGTGCGGAGATAGGCCCAATCCGGGTCATTGAGCTTGCGGGCCAGCTTGTCGGCGTGGGCCGGGTCCATCATGTCCCAGCCCTCCTCGATCAGCCATTTTTGACGGACGATGGCCGGGACAGACGCCACGCGGCGCATTTCCCGGCTCTCGGTATATCCGTCGTTGTGGTTAGCCATCGCGCGGTTGCGGTCCAGAAGCGGGGCCACGTCCTGCGAGATTTTGACCTCGATGCCGCCCGAGCCGTCCGGACGCCAGTGCTTGACGATGCCGTCCTTGTCCTGGTGCCCGAACCGCCAGCCGCTCACTTAGGCAGCCTTCTCGGCGGGCTTCTTCGCGGCTTCCAGAACCTCGATGTAGCCGCGCTCTTCCAGTTGGTCCGCGATGGACTTGACGATCTGGAACTCGTCCTTGAACTCGTAAAGCTCCTCGCCACCCCGCGAGGAATGGTTGCCGGTGCTGATCCTGCCGTCGCCCTTTTTCAGAACGCGGACGTTGACGATGGGGTCGTCCCTTTCGGCAACGGCCTCTGCGTTAGCGCCCCGGAACTCTGCTTGAGATTTGGCCATGTCAGGCCCTTTCGATTGTGGAAGGAAAAAGGGGGCAGGCCGAAGCCTACCCCCTCAGTTCGATCAGCTCAGGTCGGCAATGACCGCCGAGCCCTTCTCGTTTCGGCTGATAAGGCACTTCTCAGCGATGATCTGGAACGGCATCGCGTCGCCGACCTTGGCCAGCATTTCGTCCTTCATCGGACGCAGGGTGCCAATCGCCCAATACTCCGGGTCGATCAGCAGCACGTCGCGGGTCAGGCCGTACTGGACCGGAACCGTCGAGATCGAACCGAAGTCCGAGACGTACACGTCAGCAGCGCCAACGATGGTGGCCTGACCGTTGCCAGCGTCCTTGCGGATGTCGGCAATGCCGGTGAAGGCCGAGAACTGCTGCTTCTGGGTGGCGCTCATATAGGCTTGCGAGGGACGCGCGCCGTTGTTGAACGCCGAGGCCAGAACGGTCTTCAGCAGGGCTTCGGTGAAGGCCCGCTGGGTGCCGTTGGTGGCCGCAGCCACGACGCCGCCCGAGAAGCCGCCGTCCGAACCACCAGCGCCGCGCGAGTCGTTGGAAGTGATCCACGCCAGAGCGCCAGCGGTTTCAGCAGCGGTCGAGGCGTCGCCAGCCACCGAGGCATAGTTGCCGAGCATACGGGCTTCAATGTCCGTCGCCAGCTCCTCGCCCTTCTGGACCTTCTGCCACGCCAGTTCGGAGGCGACGCCAGCGTGGTCCATTGCCTCTTGGGTGCCCGAAACCGAACCCATTTCCTTGAAGATCTGGGTGCGGTTGCCGACGCGGGTCGTGACCTTGACGGCGGTGGCGGCGGTCGTGTCGCCTTGAACCTGCTTGTTGTCGCCGGACGGGGTACGCAGCGAGAAGGTCTGCCACTCGTGATAGGTCGAGCTGACCTTCTCTTTGCCGATGTTCGACGTGAACGGGGTCTTGTTGGCGGCGATCTTGTAAATCTTGTTTTCGAGGTCTTCGCGATTGCCAACGGTCGCGTAGGTCTGCTGGGTATTCGAGGGGACGGCCATTAGGTTTTGCCTTTCACTCGCTCTTCAGCGAGCATGAGCGCGACCGCGTCCTCCCGGCTGCCTGTCTGGGCAAATCGGTTCTTGAGGGTTTGGATTTCGCGCTGTGCGGAGGGAACTGCCAGGGGGGCCGCTGCGGGTCGCAGGGCTGCTTTCGGCTGTGATTTCAGGGTGGGCTTCAGGGCTTGCAGTTTGTCGAACTGCATGGCCTTCCAAGCTACGGTGACTTCAAGCGCGCCGACGTTGGCGATGTCTTGTTCCGCCACCCCGTTGGAGATCAGGTAGGTCCGCAGTTCCTCGCGGTTCTGCTGACCACGAACCGGATCAACCAGGTCAGGGGCTAGGGTCTTGAGAGCTTCGGCCTGTTCGGTGTGCCAAGTCTGACGCCGCACCTGCTCCGCTGCGTCCTTGGCGGTCTGTGCCCGCTGGACTGCATCTTGCTCGGCTTCGTACTGCGCCTTGAGTTGGATGTATTGTTGGGGGTTTTCGCGTGACAGCTTCAACCATGCGGCTGGCCCCATGCCCTGCCAGCGGCTTGCGAACGTGGTTTCGGCCTGTTGAGCCGCCGCCTCGATCCGATCCGCAAGCGAGGCCAGAACCTCCGCTTTAGCATCCGCCGCCTTCTTCGCGAGGGCAGCCTCTTCAAGCTTCTGCGTGGTCGCTTTGGAGCCTGCCTTTTCGTTCTCCTGCACGACTAGCTGGAGTTCGTAGGGCAGTTCCGCAAAGCGGGCCTTTGCGTCCGCTGACCAGAAGTGCGGGGGTTCGATTGCCGGGTGGTCCGGTTCTACTTCCTCGTCAGCCTCTTCGCTTGCCGTCTCCGGTGCGTCGAGGTCAGAGGGCTGGTCACCCTCTGGAATGTCAGGCTCTTCGGCCTCCGGTTCAGCAGCCTCTACGGGCGCTTGCGGGGGCGGTGCAGTCTCTTCGACCGCAGGGGGCAGGGCTTCGGCCATGAGTTCGGCCACGACGCTCTCGCGCGTCGCTGGGGACGTGTCAGACATTGTCTCTCGGGGTGGCGTCGCTGCTCAGGGCTTGGCGACTAGGACCGGGGCCTAAGCCTCGGCGGAAAGCTCTGCGATCTGTCCGTTGGCGATGTAGCCCACGATCATCTGGCGCGCGGCGTCCACAGCCTGAATAGAGGCGTGAAGGCCGAGAATGTTGGCTGTATCAGCCGGGGACGTGGCGATCAGCTTGGCAACGATATGGGCTTTCACCGCCTCCATTGCCGGGTCGAGGATGTCGAGGGCCTGTTTTGCGGCAGCACCGAGGGCGACGGTTTCGGAAGCGTTCATCCGGGTTCACCGCCGACCGTGGAGCCATCGATCTTCTGGCTTTCGCTCTCCGCGTTCATGCGGATAGCTGCGGCCTTCAGTTGGGCCTCTAGCTCGATCTCACGCGCCCGCTGGTCCAACTCCACCTGCGCCACCTCGCGTTTGTGCTGGAGGTCGAACGCGGCCATTTCGCGCTTCATCTGCATGGCCTCCGCGTTCTCCTGACGCTTCAGCAAGGCCCGCTCCTCAGCTTCGGCACGGGCAAGGGCGGACTTCTCTTGAGCAATCGCACGGGCCGTCTCAATGTCAGCCTGCGCCCGCACCTGGGCCAGTTGCACGTCAGCCATCGCCTGCTGTTGCGCGAGTTCCTGCTTGGCCTGCGCCTCTTGCTGCGCCATCTGGAGCTTGGCTTGGGCCTCCAGCATCGCCGGGTCAGGCTTAGGCTCTTGCGGCTGGCCTTCTTGCTCGGCAGGGTCGGTCAGGAACGGGTCGGCGGACTTGAAGTCGAGACCCTTCTCAAAATACCGCTTCAGATAGGCGTGGATGTTGTCCAGCGTCACCAGCGGGCCGTTGAGCCCACCTTGGCGGTCGATGATCGACTCCATCGTGACTAGACCGGCTTGCATCCGCATCTGTTCGGCTTCTTTGCCAGCCGAGCCGGTGCCGATTTCGATCACCATGTCGGAGCGGTTGCCCCAGCTAGACGGGTCAACGTCAACCCACTTGCCACGCAGTCGAACCGTTGCGGCCTGCGTCGCGTTCTGGCGAAGCAGTTTGTGCAGGATCAGGAAGATGTCCTTAATCCCGGTGTGAGCGAGGATCGAGGCAATCAGGCGAACGCGCTTCTGCGACTCCGACATAAGCGCCAGAGCGCCCCGCGCCGTGTCGTGCAGCGTGTCAGGGTTCAGGCCTTGCGCGTTGCGAACGATGCCCGTCCGCTTCTCACCCATCGTGGAGAAATGCTCGATAGCCGAGAGCGTGTCGAAGCTCAGACCACCCGAGGTCAGCGGTACGATGGCGTTGTCCCCCTTGCCCCGCACCGGCACGTTCGGCTCGTTGCGGAGAAGGTCGGGGATCGTCCAATCGTTCGCCTTGTCCATGTTGACATACATTCGCTGGTTCAGGGCGAAATAGCCGCTGTCGAGTGTCATGCGGGTCAGGACGGTGTTGATCTTCTGGATTTCGATCAGGCGGTCGGAGACTGACTCGCCGTAGAACTGGTGGGGCACCAGGTACGGCGTGATAGCCGCAAACGGCACGTCTGGGTGCTCTTCCTCCTCAAGCAACTGAAGGGAGGAGCCGTCCGTCAGCAGACGCCAACGACCGTCAGGGCCGTCGAGGTAGTGTTCGACCACCTCAACGATGCGATGGTCGCCAAGCCCGCCCCGGTCGTCCACGTTCTCGTCAACCCGGTCGCGCGCTTCGGCCACCTGGTTGTCGATAACGCCATAAGCCGGGAGGCTATCGACCAGCGCCGCGTCAATCCCGCGCTTCTTCAGTTGGTAGGCGCGAAGGCGGGTCTTGTGGAAGCAATAGGGGCTCTCCGACAGACGCACCGTGTCCTTCGATACGCCGAAGTCTTCAGGCGGCACCGCCATAACGCAGGCGCGCCACTTCTCCTGTTTGCGGATGCAGAAATCCACCGTGTTTTCAGGATCGTCAATGTCGCCAAGCTCGGACTTCAGTTCGACCCGGTCGCCATGCTTTTGCACCGCCGAGGCAAACTGCATGATCGACTGGTCTTCAAACTCCTCCTCCGGCTCCTCGTACTCCTCGCCCCACGCCTTGAAGACGCCGGTCTTGATCGTGACCGCATCCTTGATCGCGCTGTAGAGGTTCAGGAAGCCGGGGTTCTCCTCGAAGAAGACGTGCTTGACGTAATCCGTCTCCTGCTGCGCCGCCTCTTCGTCGTCCTTGCCGACCGGCATGAACGTCGCAATGTCCTCACCCGTGAAGATTTCGATCAGGTCGGGCATGACCATTTCGATGGCGTCGGCCACATCCGTCGAACACGCCGAGGAACGCCCCGGCAGCGACGGCACGTCATCCATCACGCCCTTGACGTACTGAAGCGCCTTCTCGCGTTGGCTGTTCAGTTCGTCCGTGCTGCGGCCTACGGCCCGCGCGAACTCGTCGGCTACGAGCGCGAGACGATCACTCATTACAGGCGGAAGCCCGTGGTGGTGATGCCCGCGTGGGTATTGCCAACGCCGAGCGCGGGCAGCGTCGCGGTGATTGCCGTGTTGGCCGCGCTCGCCGGGATCGGCGGGTTGAAGTTCAGTTGCAGCCCCTGCATCGGGACCAACGCACCGACCGGAGCCATGACCGGGAAGAAGATCGTTCCGCCAAGCAGTCCGGCGACCGAGACAGTGACGCCAGCGCCCGCCGTGCTTCCGCCGCCGCTGACGGTCAGGCCCGTGATATAGTTGGTCTTTCCCGCCGTAGCCGCGAGCGTGGCTTGAGCTTGTGCATTGGCGACGTTGCCGCTGGTGGCGTTTACATTTACCGCTCCGACCGGAAGCGCCGAGCCGATAACGGTGACAGGGAAGGGGTTGTTCAGGTCAACGGGCGTGTCGTTCAGACCGTCCGCCGCGCGGAAAGTTGCGTGGGGCATTATACGGCTCCGGGATGTGGCACGGCTAAACAGCGCCGTAGTTCGGAATGGTGAGGATTGGAGCCATCACGCGCGGCTCCTCATAGGTGCTGGCCATCAGGCCAAAGGCGTCAGACCCGTGAGAGGCCCAATCGTGGTTTGGACCCAGCCCAATCCCTCGGGCCTCGTCCTTCTTCTCGTGATAGGCACCGAGCGCATCCAGACCGGCCTGCGTGGTGGCCTGGTTGAACCAGCAGCGATCAAACCAACGCCGCACCGCCTCGATCCGCTGTGAGGCTGCTCCACGCCCCTGATTAGGTATCACCCGAACCGAGAAGCCCGCCGACTCCAGCGCGCTTTGATACGATGCGTCGAACACCTTTTCATGCGACGCGCCGTCATGGGGCAGGAAGCACTCAGCCGCGCCAAAGCCCGACTGACGCAACCAGTTGATATGCGTCGCGAGGTCTTGGCCCTGCGCCTCGTAGTAGGCCAGCACCTTGATCTTCTCGCCAATAAACTGGCAAATCCAGATGGCCGTGGCGTCAGCCTTGGCACCCGTGCCGCCGATGTCCCAATAGGCCCGCAAGGCCATCAGGGGGTCTTTGCCGACATCACCGATGCGACCGTCTGACTTGGCCTGCGCCAACGCCTTGGCGAAGTACGCACCCTCGGTGACGGCCTCGTAGCCGCCTTCCCAGATATGGTCGTATTGATCCGGCTTCATCCGAAGATCGTCCAGCCGCTCTTGCTCAAGCTCAGCCGGGAACCACGGATTATCGGACCAGTTAGCGCGGACAACGACCGAACCAGTCGGCGTGTCCTCGCCCCGGAGCATTACGTCCACCGGGTCTTTCTTCCGGCGCGGGTTCCATGAGAACCACAGCTCCGAACCCGGCTTACGGATCGTGGGCCGCAGCAGCGTCAGCGACCGGGGCGACAGCGTCTGGGCCTCTTCGACCCACGCCACGTCGAACCCCTCAAGCGACTTCACAGAGTCCGCCGTGTGGTCTTGCATACCCTGATAGATGATGATCCCGCCGCCCGGCGTGACCGTGACCGCCTTCTGGCAGTCAAACAGATGACCAAGGCCGTGTGCCGCGATCTTGTCCTCGATCAGCCGCTTGGCCGACTGGTTGAGGTCTTTCTGGACCTCCCGGATACACACGCCCCGAAAGCCCGGCTGTGCCGTCGCCATTTCCACCATGAGGTCAGCGAAAAAGTGCGACTTGCCAGAACCCCGCCCGCCATGCGCGCCCTTGTATCGGGACGGCTTAATCAGCGGGACGAAAACCTGCGCCGTTGGGATTTCAAGAACCGACAACGGTGCGCCTGATTTCCGTGACTTGGACGCTTTGGTCCACTTGCGCCTTGTCGATCACCAGACCGTTGAGCTTGGCAATGTCCATGACGCTGTTGCGGGCCACCGACAGCCCCGCCGCGTCCATCAGCGCCTCGCCCTTGTCCCTCAGTCGGAGAAGGTCCGCCGTAAGGGTCGCGATGGTCACTTCAGCCCGGATTGCGCCGCGCTCCTGTATCTCGGCCAGCCGCGCACAAATGTTCACATCGGCGGCTAGGCGGGCGGCTGCGCTCCGGCTTTCCTTGTACCCCGCAGCCACATAGGCCTCGCCCTGGCTCTTGCCCTTGGCAAGCTCTTGCGCAAAGCGTTCGTGACGGGAGTTTTCGAGTGCTGCCATGTGTGCCGACCGTGGGGTGGCCGCTCCCTGTCGCTGCTCTAGGCTTGGCGACTGTGTGGGTTATGTCCGAGCGTTCCCGCCTTGCCTGCTATCACGCATCCCGAAGGACGTCCGCGCCGCAGGTTGGCCTCTCAGCCTGTAAGGTCGGATGGTGTCTGCCCCGCTCGGGGTGGGTCCAGCTAAGGAAGGCGCGGTATGAAAGGGGTTAGTCGCCCTGGTAGCGCCACGGCAGAATGATGACAGCGTTCACGTCGAGCGCGGGGTCACCACCAGCGGCCCAGCCATCAGCGATGTTGAGATAGACCGTGTGAGCGCCGTTAGCGGCAATCGCCAGCTCGGTCGTCACGATGGCGTCGGTCTCGGTGCCGTCGCAGTCCGTCATGGTCTGGCCGGTCAGGATGTTCTCGAAAGCAGCCGTGCCGCCAAGGACAGCGACAGCACCCGAGGCGATGGTCGTGCCGAGCCCCACGTCGGGGGTGTCAGCCTGAATAGCAGCCGCACCGTTGACCGAGACCTTCAGACGGGCAGGGCCGACGACGCAAGCACCAGCAGGCAGGGTGTACACCAGCTTGCCGACGCCGAGCGAAGCACCGCCTGCAATGGCCGGGAAAACCGATTGAACGTTGAGGATGGTGGTGTGGTTGTATTTGTCGCCGTACTCACGGGCGGTGACGCCAGAGCCGGGCGAGCCGACGACGCCTTCCAGAAGGAAAGTGTTGTTGCGAGCCATTCGGCCCTCCTATGGATTGTGGGGTTGTTACGCTTTGGGCCGGTGAAAGCCGATTGAACTGGCAGGCTGGGTGTTCATTGCCCGGTGTGCAGCAGGGCTTACCGAGCGGAAGCGGCTGGCGTCGTCCGACAGCTCGTAGCTTTGGCCGGCCTCGTACCAGGGTCCGTAGTCGTCTTCCCAATCGTCACAGGCTCGGGTGGCCCTCACGGTGTGGCGACGAACCTTCATCGCTTCCTCGTACTGATAGGGGTCCGCGACACTGCACCGCCCAATGCTCAATCGCCTCGGTCTAGCCGGGCCTTCGGGTGCTGTTGTCGGTGAGGTCGCGGATGGGGTTAGGCGTTAGCCGCTTGAAGCAGGTCCGCCATATCGTTCGGGCGCATATCCCACTTAAGGTCAACGAGCGCCTTCAGGGCAGCGACCAGTCCGGCCTCTACCTCGTCAAAGTATTTCGGGTTGTCGATCAGCCACTCGCGCAGGTCTTTCGTACCGGCGACTGCCTCAATGAACGTCCCGTAGGCCGTCAGCCCAACCCGGGCCAGCAGTTTGGTGTTGATGTCGCCAGCGTCACCGCTGCGGTTCATCGCGCAATAGTCGGACAGGGCCTTCAGCACGTCTTCGACATCGCCAGCGAGGCAAATGTGGTTGCACAGGTCCAAACGGTTCTTGATGCCGACCCGTCCCACGACATCGCGGGCCGCGCCAAGCACAACCGAGGTCAGGTGCTCCAGATCGCCAGCAAACCACTCGCCACGGGTCCGCTGGCCTGCGAGACGGCGGTGCGCGAGCGCCTCCACGTCCTTAGCCACCGACATAGGGACCACAACGGCGGCACGAACGCCGATAGCCTCCCAAGAGCCGGTCTGGAGGCTGGACAGTCTGGCGGCGAGATTGACCGCCTTGCCGACTTTCACAGCAGCGCCGGACTCTGGGCCGATCAGGTACACGTGGCTCAAGCGCACGGTGACCTCGCTTCATGATTTAGGGGGCAGGACCGGCTCGGGGCGGTTTCCGAGCATAAAAACCAAATCCTAGGAATTACCCTTATTCCAGACGGGTCGGCCCGTCAACCCCTTGTGTGGTTCTTTTTTCGTTCACGCTAGGTGTGGTGCTTTGGGCTGGCCTTGTGCTGCCGGACGGCTGGCTCTTGACCCGGCGAAACGGTCAGGAGCCCGATAAACCACATCTTCCCACCGCCCCGGTTGCTAAGCCCGATCAGCGCGTCGATGTTCTGAATTTGGTTTGGCGTCTTGATGTAGCTTGGAGGCTTGATGGTGCACTGAAACCTCAAGGGAAAATGCACAATCAGGAACAGCGCGAGCGCCGCAACGAAAACTCCGGCGATAGAAACCAGCACGGCATATCCAACAATCTGCGCCAAACCGCTCACGCCGCCATCCTCCGCTCTGGCTGATACCTGTCCCGCACGTCTCGCAGGTTCGCCGCCATGTATCTTATCGCGACGGCGTGGCTTTCGTCCCGCGTCTCTCCGGTGATGCGCTCGACCGTACCCCTCCACCGTCCGCAGTTGGCGTCGTTCTCATGCAGTAGCGCTTTCAGGAGTTGAGCGTCCCGCGTGGTCAGCATGGCCTCGACCCATTGCACCATTCGGCTGGCCTCAATCATGGCCTGGGTGATGTTCTGGCCCGGCGCACCCTCGACACTGGCCCGGATATGATCGGGGCGGCGTTCCGGCGTGTTAAAGCCCTGCGCCGTGGCTACGTCTGCCTCATGGTCGCGGACGGCGTTGAACGACTCCTGCGGCAAGGCTCCCCGTTCGTGGAGAAGCTGGAACACGTCAACCCGGCGAGCGCGAACGATGACGCGGGTTTTTCCGTCGTCGTCCTTTTCCTCGCAGACGCGGGCCTCGGCTCCTGTGCTTTCAAGGCGCATGGCTTCACGGCGGGCGGCGGCGGTTTCGATGCGGCGGCGCTCAATGCCAGCGAGGATTTCCGCGCGCGATTGTTTGGCTTTGGCCATCAGGCTTCTCCCTCGCCGTACTCGGCACACTCCGGGCAAACCCTACGGCCCTCGACCTCAACCAGCTCGTTGTGGTCCGCGACGTAGTGGCCGCAATCGGCTTTGATCGGCTTGTCTTCGGTGTACTCAGTCATGCGGCTTTCCTCTCGATCAGGTGGGCGGGGACTTGGCATCCGGGCTGGCCTGGGGGCGGACCCAGATCGGCGGTCCACCAGCCCTCCTCGCGGTTCAGGGCCACGACAGCAGCCCAACGCTCATCACTCCAGCCGCCGGCAGACGACGACTCCGCATCCGGCATCCAGTCCGAGAAGCGGGCCTCCGAAAGCCACCGCTGCATCGCAGGCGCACCCC